CCATGGTTTCTGACATGGTTAAGGCTGTGGAGCAGGGCGGCGACATCGAAAAGTCAGAGGAGCAGCCTCACGCGATATACTCCGACGATGATGTTCAGGCTATGGTGATGAGGGCTTTTGGTGGATTTAAGCCCTGGCGGCATCTCAAATGAGTGCTTTTGATGTAGGAAATGATGTGGCGAAGGTTGCAGCGCTGCACCATGAGGCGTTCTTAATTGAGATGTTTGGAGAGTCATCATCGACGCCAGACAGGATTAAGTTCCTCGTAAAGAAAGGGTACTTAAAAAAAACAGACATCGGCAGGTTGGCGCTTAAAACAAGCGCTGGAATAATGGACCCCGTTGAGTTTGTTGTTCAGATGAGCGCCGTCATGAGTTCTTCACCGCCCGAAGACGTAGAAAACATGCGTCGATGGTCGGTTCAGAAATGGATTGGCGTGATTGGCAAAGAGATCTCGGCGCAGCAACAGCCTGGACCAGAGCAGTCTATCCCAGTGCCAACAACAAACAAGCCCATGCCACCAGAAAGCGTTACGGAACGCATGGACGCCATGACTCCAGAAAGGCTGGGAACAGCGCACCGCGCAGCATATGAGCAGGCTCGCGAGAGAAGCGGAGAGTATATACGCGGCCTTGGAAACAAGATAAGCGAAGATGGCCGCTCCATGGTTATGGAAGCGTGGCAGGGAGAGGAAATTGTTAAGCCGGTTAATGAGTTAAAACGCCAGGCCACCATAGACGAAATAAAGGTTGAGGTCTCCGAGGGCGTTCTTAGGGGCAAGACAGCAAAAAAAGTTGCGAGCAATCTTGGCCATAAAACCGGAGAGTGGAGCAGAGACTGGCTTCGAATTGCACAAACTGAGATGCAAGGCGCGTATAATGATGGCCAGGTGATTGGCGCGGTTAAGGTGTATGGCGACCAGGCCATGGTTGCAAGGATACCTGAGCCTGGAGCGTG